TCTCGATCAGGACCTACTGGTACAAGCGTCTACCGAAGAGCGGCAAGAATCGAGTTAAGAAACTTGCGCGCAATTCGTCCGGAAGACGTCAGCTCAAGGATTATCTAGACACATGCGATGGTGTCTTAATATCCTTGATATTTTCTTTTCCTGAACTGTTTCTGGCTGAGGGTTACGCCCTTAGCGACAGAATAAACAATGCAGTTATTTGCCAATGTTTCGCGAACTACGAAAGGTTTCAGAGAAACCTTAAGAAGATCCGGAAAACGGTGAAGAAGTGCATGTTGGAAAAAAGGATTATAGAAATCGATTATTCCGAGATGCGATCATTCTCTTTCTTCGTTCGCCCTCTGCAGATATTCAATGAGTATCATAAGAAGTCGAGCAAGGAAAAAATGTTTAGAGTAGCAATGTTCTGCCAAACCCGTGCTGCGGGTCTAGCGGGACAGAAGCAATTACAATCAACGATAAAGGAATTCCTCGACACCGTAACGGTGAAGAGAGAATACAAGCCGAATCGTCTCCTAAACCACTGTATAGAATCCGTCACCAGCAGGCTGGCTGAGGAAATTAGAGTGGGTTCAAATAGTCAATTCAAAATCTCAATGTCAACCTCGGCATGCCGAGAGTCATCAAAGAAAAATGAAGGAAAGTTCGGGTTCTTAAAGACCCTTGTACGCGAGGCGGGGATTGAGGTCCCCGACCTACGACAAGGGATCCGCGGGACCCTTGGTAATTGGTTGTGGCAGGAATCGATGGAAATGATCGAAACCCACCATGACGAAGTCCTATCTGTTAATGTGACCGGAATTCGCGAGAACGCGAAGATCCGTACGGTTACATCGGGCAGTTTCTTTAAGGAAACAGCCCTTCAACCATTTAGCCACATCACTATTAACTTAATCAAAACAGAACAAATTCTTTCAGATGGATTACAAGCCGGCCGCTTGGGCTGGCGATTCATCCAAGAGATAGAGAAAATGAACGGAGATCGAGAGGGTCTAAATTGGATTTTTGACAATAAAGACCCTAAGATGTACTCCTTTGATTGGGAACGAGCCACCGATATACCGACACCCGATATGGGTGCTGATGTAACGGGTAGGCTCTTATCGAAATGCGGTCTCCCTGACGATATTCTAGCAAAAGTGCTAGAGTACTGGCTAGGAGAAAAGAATTTATATTATAAGGGAAAATTCGTCGGTAGGCTGGTTAACGGCATACCGATGGGTGATCCCCTAACAAAGACCAACTTGTCATTGGCGCATCCGATCTGTGACCTATATGCTAGGCTAAAGACGCATGCACTGTCAAAGAAGAAAGCGAATGGAGACGACTCCATCGCAATCATAAGCGATCAAGAGTATGCCGAGGCACACTCCGAATGCGCTACAATGTTGGGATATCAAGAATCAGATCTCGATACCGCGGTCACTGATGACTGGGGGAACTACTGCGAAGAGTGGTTCCAC